GCGCAAACGACCAGCGACCAAATAATCCAACTTCCCGCGGAAGAAGAAGTTATACCTTCATTACCTGTATATTTCCCTTCCCATCCTACATCTAATGGAACTAATTCAGGTGTCGATAATTCTGTTATTACATGGTTAGCAAAACCTCATCTATGGCCAAGATATATGACAATCTGGGCTACAAATCAACGTCAGCTAACAGATACTGATACTTCAACATCATCTTTAACTGCTATTGACCAACCTTGGACAGGATATACAAGCAATAAAGCTGATTTTGGTTATGGAGCTGATACTCCTATCTTAACTGGGTCAGACCAGTCTACTAATGTTTATGTGGATACTATATCCTTTTCTAATTTTACTAATACTGTTGTAAACGCTTCTGCTAAAGCAGTTGGAAATTCTCAATCTATAACCTTTAAAGAAAGAGGTCTTACGGCTCATACTGCCAATCCAATGAGTGCTGGTGAAGTAGCTAAAAATTCAGCTATGGCCACCACCCCAGCTTCAGCATCAGGGTCTTATGTTAATGGAATACAAAATGATTCTTATGAAAGATTTATGCCTACATATTTCGGTCTAGGTTTCGACAATGGTCCTGATGATTTAAATACATGGAAAGAAACTAATACAGGAGTTATCGCAGAATTAGATAGTTATGCGAATCAAACAGATGCTAGTAGGACTGAAGGTATATATTACATAGGAGCTTCTGATTATACTGAAACTTCTACTGCTGGAACTGGTGCTACGTTTATGGTATCAGTCAGCGGAGCCGGTAGTTATACTGGTAAAGCAACTGCATACCTATTATGTAGAGGTAAAGATTACGCTGTTAATGATACATTTACTATAGCAGATGCAAAATTAGGAGGAGGAGGTGCAGCTAATCTATCTTTTGATGTAGCAGACCTTGTACCTGCCAATGGAATTTATGGTGCTACGTTTTTGTTAAATGGTTTTGGTTCTCAAGGTTTTAACACATTATTGCGCCAAAACACAAATACTACTTTACCTTTCTATTCAGGAATGCCTACAAACAATACTCTGTCTGGTAGTATGGTTTTTGGTAATAATAGTTATCAAAATTTCTATTATGGACAGTGGTTACAAAATATGAGTCAAATGTGGTTAGATTATGGAAACGACGCCACAGGTGGTTCTACTGTCGAAAAATGGAATTATAATATGCTTAATGCACCTTATTATGTAGGGGGCAATGCTAGTATGGATTCTGATTTATTACCAAATGAGATGAGCACGTCAACTGCTGGGGCCAGCACTACAGATTATGGTTATTATCAAGGTCCTATAAACACAGCTTGGGGGAATTTGACTTCAGGTAGTTCCCAAGGCGGAGTCTACGGTGCTGGCTCCGTGCCTACTATAGGTATAGCTTCCAATCCCGGTATGCCTCCTAACATTCCATGGTGTGATGCTATAACACAAAAAGGTTGTTTCCAAATGCAATTAACAAGTGGTGCTCTTGTATCGTGGAAAAAACGAGAACACCCATTCTTTTCGGCTAAGATTACCCATATCCCTTCTTATTTAGATAGTGATAAAAAAGAAATTAATGAAGGTAATGCTTTCAAAGTAGATAATTCTTCTATATTTGATATGCCATTAGCTGATGAGTATGTTATATACAAAACTCCCGGCATTGAGGGTGCCCCTTATGATGGAACTAATCAAGTATTAGACCCCGGTGGTGGAGCAGGATGGGATTATCAATATCCTGACATATCTTCTGGTGGTTTTGGGGCAGATTTAACAACAAGTGGTACCTTTGTAGATATTTCTACTACAGCTGCTGCTAACTATAGAGGAGATGGTAAGTTCCTATCAGTAGGAAAATACATAGGAGTTTATTCTGGTTCTCAAATTAGAGAAATATTAAAAATAGAATCGTATGAAGTAAGTGGTGGTAAAACTACTGCTTTTGATAGAATAGGTATAGCAAGAGGTTGTTTAAACACTGCTGATAATACTACTACATGGGCTTCCGGTTCTTCAACTATTAGACCTATAATAGTGAGTGCTGTTAAAGGTATAAAAATGGTAAAATCTAGAGAAGGTAATATTGTATACATGGATAAAGATGTAGATGCTTTAGTGAATGAAGGTAATTTACCTTATTTGTATGTTTCACCTTATAAATATTGGGTATGGCACCAAATATGGCCCGGTGGTACATCACAAGCTGACCCATTCGCTGGTTACCTAAGACAACCAGCTATCAATGGAAGTAAATCTTCTGCTAAATCTTACGGTTCTTGTGTACTTTTAAACGAACTACCTTATGTAGATAGTGATGCAGCTACTAGATATGCTAAGAAAAATATAGATAGTGTTACTACGGGAGGAGTTAAAGGTATAGGTAGTACTTTTGCAGAAAGTGATTATAATTATCATGATGCTTCGATACCTTTGGGAGTAAATGCAGGTGAAGCAGGTTTGGTGGCCACATACAATAATGTGTGGAATTTATCTGCTGCCGAGAGTGGTTCTCAACTAGACTGTAATAAAGATTATGGATTTGGAGCGTGGGATGGTCAAACTAGATTAGGAGGTTATAGTGCTCAAACTAAAGCTAAACAAACTTCTGAGTTTGTGATGAATATGGGGGGTGTAGTGGTTAATAATACTTTAGCACCTAATATACCTATAATTAGTAAGGTTTCATTATTATCTCCAACTTTAGAAACTTCAGCCACATTTTTTGGTAACGAATGGACAGATGCTTCGATTACTGAGGGACTTTTAAGTGGTACAACGGTTAAGGCAGACGATGTTAAACCCTATTATCTATGGAGGTATGTCGATGATTTACCTGCTGTAGGAAATTTTGAAGTAACTCCTGCTTTTAACCTACTTGATAAGGCTACTAATGTTTATGAGTTAACTGATGAAGATTTGAGCTCTGTTAGATTTACGTGGAGTGAAAGTGGAGATGATGTATGGTACAGATTACTAATGGTAGATAAAAGAAATATATCTGATAAGTATCATGGTTTTAAATCATATACCGAATATCCTTCCTTTTATGCACCATTCAACGATGTACCTACTGATGTTCTTTCAAAACCAACTTTAACTTTCTATGAAACTAATACCGCTTCTACTACTACTGCTACATCATTTAATCCTACTGTAGGAACAAATGGTAGACAAGATATAGAAGGTCTACAAGGATATGCATATAAATCCGTTAGTACACTGTCTGAAGTTAAAGTCCCTAGTGGAACTGCTAAAATGATGTTAAATCATACATTATATTCATTCATGTTACATGTAACTCCTTCGGCAGGGTCTGCTGGTACTATTTTTATGAAAGGAAATAATGCTGCTGACGCTCAAGCTAATGGTATGAGAATTACCCAAGATACTAACGGAGTAATAACAGTATACGCACAAGGTATACAAATGAATAGTAAAACTGCGTCTCCTCAAGATGGTTTAACTCCTATGAATATAATGGTAGTACATAATACAGGAAGTCAGATGCCTATGAAATTATATATTGATGGTAAACTAGAAGATTATATAATCTCTGGAACTACTATAAATGCTTTTAATCAAGATAAAGATGCTTGGTTTTGTGCAGAAGATGCAAGTAGTACGGAAGCGTGGGAAGGAAAAATAGAAGAGGTAATAATGTGGTCTGACGAAATATTTATGCCTTCTTCTAGTAAAGAATTTATATTAAACACTAAACATATAACCGATTATGATACTTCAACTAATACACCTAACACTATGAAAGCTAAATTGTTTGTTATGGATTATCATAACATTAGAGGTAGAACTGCGAGTGAAATAGCAGCTACACCATCTATAGCATGGAGGGCAACTACATCATGACGTACTTTAGATGGGACGGAAGTGGTGCTACCAATGTTACTGGTACAGTATTTACTACATGTACAGGTAATTTATTGTTTAGTGATGATGATGTTCGAGCTGTTTATATTGATTGGGATGATGGTACTGATAATTCAGGAGCACTTTCCAATAAAAAAGAATTCGCCAATTACCAATGGGTGCAGCTTACCAATCCTACTGGTAGTATCAACGTAGAACATACTTATACAGGTACTGGAACATATAGACCTGTGGTACAAGTAGTTAATTCCTCAGGTATAGTGTCACCCTATTTAGGTTCAGACGCAACTAACACAGATGTTTCACCTTATTATCAAAATTCTTCACACCAGTTTTTTAAAGCTGAAGATGGAATAGCTACAGGTGTAATGCGTGTAGAAAATAAAGAAGTATTAAGTGGTATTGATAATAGTATTCTAGATAATCAACAACCTAATGATAATCAGGGAGATACTTCAGGAGATTATAAGGTTTATGTATTAGTTGCTCCTTTAGTAGCTAGTAGTTCTGTTTCTAATATAGGAGCACTTGAACTTGAAATGGAAGCAGAAGTAGATTATTCTTTAGTTAGTACGAGCGACCACACAGTTACAGCAGGAGCAGGTAGAGTTGTTACTACGTTAACTAAAACTATTCCTTCTTTTGCTAGCACACCTACTGATTGGAGAGGTGCTAATGAATGGGTTATAGCTGGAGGAATGATTCGACGCATTTTAAGTTTTAAATGGGTTAATTGTAAATATACTGGTTCAGCAGGTGATGATGATTATGACATGAACCAACTCTATAATAATGTTAAGATTTTTTTAATAATTAAAGACACTCGTACATCTAGTTGGGGTAATCGTTTTTTCCCTATTACTTATGTAAGTGCAGGAATGCCTGTTAAAAGAGCAGATGATATGCGTCGCTATGCTTTATTAGATGCATCACAAAGTAGAGCTAAAGCTTCTAATGTAGCTAATAAAGATTATTTTTATGATATAGGTAAAGTGTGGATGAATCCAGAATATGTATGGGGCACTACTAGCGGTTCGAGTACGAGTGACGATTATTATTTCTTTTCTAATGGGTCTACTAAATCTTGGCCTGTAACTGATTCTCAATTTAGAATAGCTTACGCTTATGATTCTGCTACACATCCTGATGGTATTAATGGTATAGATTGGGCTAAGACCAAGAAAACTGCTTTTACTGATAATACATTGGACGATTGGTTTTTACATACAGACCAAGACTTACGTACTAATCAATTTAATATAGATGATTATGGAAGGTTTACACCTCAATATCATTTAACTAGGGCTTCTATGTCACCTTCAAGCAGTACATCCTATCCTCCTGCAACAACAGGAGCTGCTAAAACAAGTAGTATTTATGCTAATAAACCGGGTGTCTTAAGAATAACTCCGGGTATAAAGGATGACGCAGAGGTAAGTGGAGACTGGAGTTTAATGAAAATGAACGAAGGAGGAGATTCACAATTAGATTTTACTGCTAATTATACAGATGAAAACTGGACAAATGGTTCAAGTAATCAAATATCTTTAAGTGGGATGAATGCACAGACGTTTAAAGATTTAGCTGACAATACTAGAACTGATAATGAATATTTATTATTATTATGGCCTAAGAAGACCAACAAAGTATTTTTAAATATAGCTAATTTTAATTATGATTTAAACAGTAGTGTTTTAGGTTCTGATGGTACTCCGGCGGCACCTGCTAATACATGGGGTATTGCTGGTGTTTCTTATTTAGCTATAGAAAATTCAGGAACTACTTTACAAAATGCCTATTGGAAAAGTGTCCCCTTTGAAGATACTACCAATGTAGAATTAGAATTTAGAGACGCCTCCAATAAAAAATATATAAATTATACTAATGGTTTATCTCAGTCAGGTTATTTATCTTTTGATATGCCTACAGATTGGTATAGCACTAATTTAGAAAATTTGTGTGGAGGAGCAGCTGGTCAATTTGATACTACTACAATTACTTCCGGTAGTGGAGATATAGTCATTACAGGTAGCGTAGTTGATAAAGCTGCTGATGGTACTTTTGGTAAATATCTAGAATTTACACGTACTGGAGGAGATTTACTTTCTTCTTTCTTTGCGACTAAAAGAGAAGTAGGAGCTTTTAGATATATGGCTTTTGTTACTAATACAGGAAGTTCCGCAGCTTCTGGATGTATAAATGCCCCATTGTGGGTAGCTGGAGCTGATGGTGCTAACGGTTGTAATGGCCTTGGAAGTTCCTCTAAGATATATTTAATGTATGGAAAAGATAACGCTTCTTCAGCAGCTGGAGCTACTGTAACATATGACCCCGGCAATTTAGATACTAACACTGGAGTTGTTATATTAATAAGAAGAATAAATATATATGATGCTATTACTGGGTTTAGTAAAATAGGTAATTCAAATGATAACTATACTACACCTGCTGCTAATCAGTATCCTCCTGTTGATACAGATAGAGTGACTTCGAATACATCTAACTTTCCTCAAACTTATCCATTTAAGACTGGTCAAACTCTTACTAACCAAGTAAAAACTTTATGGAGTGGAGCTACTAATGCTAAATATTTAATGAAAATAGATTTAAAGGGTTCTTCACCTTTAGATGGTACAACGAGTAAATATGAACAATACCCTATGCTTTATAATATATTAGATGCTACAGAATCTCATGTTGATATAGTAAAGGAAATAGATGATAGTGCATATAATCTTAATTCTTTGGCTGTAACTAGTGAGATAAGTGTTACTAGAGCTGGTACTTATTATCAGGCTATTAGTAGAGGTGGTAAAGTTATTATAGCTAGGACAGGAGATTCTATACAAACTTTAGGTTTTTCTAGTGCAGCTTTAGGTAATTCAAGTGCTGGAACAGCATGGACTGATTCTCAAAGTCCTTCTAAAAAGTCATCCATGTATGGCCATTTACACATGATAAGAAAATTACAAGCTAATAATGTCCCAGTATATTGGGATGAACAACAAAAAGATGGAACATATGTGAGGTTCTGGGGAGTTATTACTACTCTTAACGAACAACAAGCTAAAGGAGGTCCTCAAGCACCTCGTTCTTTTACATTTAATTTTACTATAAAAGAGATTGCTTTGTTTGATGCTAATTCAAAATTAATGACAGATATATTTCCTCTAGGAGGGATAGAGGATGACTCGACTTATACCTAAAATTACTATAGGAGGTAGAAAGGTAGACTTTATTACAGCAGGTTATGTTCAGCCCGGAGGTATAGCTGCTGCATCTTTACAATTCCAAATGCCTACTTATGAAGAAACTAGAAAACTTTGGAACCAAGAAGTTACATTTTTTGTAGATAAGAACGATAGTAAACCTATATTTAGAGGATGGATTAATCGAACCAGAAAGACAGACAATTTTATAGACGTGTTTGCAGAAGATATTATAGGTTATATGGTTAGAGGAGGAGATTCTCATATAGCAGAAATTACCTTAGATAATAAAAATAATATAGATGGTCTTACTGTTGGTGCTGCTATTAAAAAGACCATAGAATTAGCTAATTTAGATGACAAGGTAGGAACAGATTATATAGGAGATACTTCTCCACGTATAGGAAGTGTACAAAAAAGTCCCCTTAGAGGTACTCTAGATGTAATAACTATTATCAAGGAGTTAATAAATCGTCCAATTAATTTAGCTGACCAAGATTTACCTCGCCCTAATATAATAAAGGTTATGGATGATGGAGAGAAATCGCAACTATATATAGAATTACAAGCTGACCCTGTTACTGACCCTATAAAACATATTTATACTTCTAAAGATAATATAACATCCCTTAATGCTATAGATAGAAAGGTCCCTACGGTTATTACAGTCAATGGAAAAGGTGGAGTCTCAGGACAATTTATTCACGATGGTGCATTAGCTGCCTTAGATAAAAGTTATTTAAGAGTAACTAATGAAAATTTAGAGTCACCCGCAGAATGTAAAGCTTTCGCTGCAAGATTATATCAAGCTAATTTAGAAGATAGATATCAATATGGTATGTCCGTAACAGATGGTTATTATCTTAATCAGAATGATATAGTAAAAGTTACAACTGATAGTGATGATTATTCTGGTAATTATAGAATTACAGCTAAAAGAATTAGTATATCTCCTAGTCAATATTCTGTAGGAATTACCATTAATAAGAAGGCACCTACCTTAGCTGAATATATTAATAGTAGAGATAACTAAGTTTTAGGATAATTAGGGTCGTCAATTTGTGGACTTCCTGAACCAGATACATTATTTATTCTGTTAACTCCCCAATAATTTCCTGCAATACCACCAAGACCACCACTTGATTCACCACTAGCTGGATTCATTGTTCTGTAAGATACTGAACCTGCTGGCACCCACTCTCCTGTTCCATCATTAGGACCAAGAAATACAGGATAATCTATTCTACCATTACCATTACCACCAGAGTCTCTACCCATTTTACGGCCATATCCAGTTATATCAGTTTCGAATTCTGTCATGTTTAAATTTCACACTTATCACCTATACAAGCGTATTCAGCTTTACCTTGAGTATTGTCTGAATTCTCATATTTAGGCAATTGTGTATAATCAATTACGGGGAGCTTCTTTATAAGACTTTCGTAGGTATAGTGGTCAATTTCCTCATAGGGGGCAAGTTCATAGTGTCCTCCATCATATGGTAAAAATGATACACCATTAATTATATCCCAGTTTTTGTAAACCCAATTACCCACTTCAAACCATTCATCATCTCTAACATATACAGTCATACTAGCATTATGTTCACACCAATTTAATTGTAGGTTTTTATAATGTTTAAGCTGGTCTAAGGCAGATACATCTTTACGAGTGATACAGTTATCTGGAGCCTTAACTGGAAATTCTAATACCCAAGTAGAAGCAGTCTTTTTATCTTGTCCTACTTCTGGACTTGCTTTTATACCACTATCTTTCATTAGTTTAAAGAGAGGGTCGTTACCTGATATCCTGTATCTACGTATGTAATGTTGAGAATATCTTGGGTGTACTCCAGAAGCTGAATCAACTAACTGGGAAACAGTGCCTGAAGGTTTGACACAAGTGGTGGCTGCTGGCATTTTTGTACCAAGTATAGTGGATGCTTTGCGAGAAATGCGCAAAACACGGCTTTTAAGCGCTTTTAAGGCTTCCGATGTCATTACCGAAGGGTTATCCATCTGACCGGTCAAACTGACGCCTAGAAGCGCTTCTACGTCACAATTCTTTTTCCATGTTTCTCGGAGGTATGGGAAGTATGTGAATGAGCTCTGTATAACACCGAGCCATGTAGCAGTCTCAACCTTATCTAAAAGGGTGTCTAAATCATCCTCAGCTCTAATTACCACTTCACTAAGGTTACAAAACTCCATATCTCTAAGCATTATCTCGCCACAAGGGTTAGTGCCTTGGATTAATGGAGCATATCTGCGTGATGGAGCCCTGTTCTGTGCTGCATTAAGA